AAAGTACCACTATCACTATTCTTAGATATTGTAAGTGTCGCAACATCTCTTTGAATACCACCAAGTGTTACACTTGATACTGAGGCATCTTCTACTACAGCGGTTGCTAGATTGACATTATTGTTACCAATAATATTTGCCTGTGTTATTGTTTGACCCTTTAGTTTCAACATGTCACCATCAGTTGGTGATACCAAAGTTACTTTTAATACTTGTTGAGTATTGAACTTACCATCTGATACTCGTAACATATCGACAGTTGGAAAATATAGTTCAGGTGTTTCATTGAGTAATGCTCTAAAAAATATTTCATGTCCTTTCTTTGTACCTTTACGTTTATACAAAGATAAAATATTTTTTGTAAGTTGTCTCTTATCTAATCCGTCTGTAAGAGTGTTTGGTATTGTTTGTAAGAATGTATTTCTGAATTGTATAAAGAAATCGTCTAGTGTATCGTTAACGTCAGCATATTCTAATAACTGTGTTAATGTTTCATTTGGGTTTGCTCTATACTTACCTATGAGACCTTCAGCACCAGATGTACTGCCTGTAATCTTTTCACCAGTAATAAATTTTGAATTAGCAGTAATGAAAATTTTAAGATTGTCTGTATCTTCTGCCAGTATTGTTGCTGTCTCACCAGACGTGGCACCTGTAATTGTTTCGCCCTTAGAAAACTCACCAACACTACCTTCTTCGTTTAAGATGTAGTCACCAGCATTTCTACTTTTTTCATCTGTGCCGTTAAGAGCAATAAAACCTTCTGCGGCAGTTTCTAATAATATCTGATCACTTGCTGTTACACTAGATAAAGTTATCTGTGCTGAATCCATAAAAACATAATACTGTTTTATGAACTCCGCAAGTAATGGATTATTTGCTTGTATGTGTTGAGGTAATTGTCGTTTTACTAACGGACTTAATTTCTTATTGAACTTAGCCATAGATTACGCATAACTTGTTGGTGTTGAATAACCTATACCTGAAGTTGTATCAAAGTCATCTGCCGTTACAGTTGTTGTAGTATTAGCCTCATCAATTTGTATAACTT